TTGAAATAAGTCAGCCATAGAGCTAACCTCCTTTATTTATCGAGTTAAAGTTCGAAAAGGGGCTCTATGTAAAGAGTTACCTATCCGAACAGGTTATCTACATCATCTTCGCCTGCAAGTGCATCAAAGACGTTATCTTCAAACGACTTATCATCACCCTTGGCGCTATTTGCTCCGCTAGCACTCGTAGGTATGTTACGAACATTCTTCATCTGCTTTAACATATCGTCTTTAGTAGATTTAGCAGTGTTCTTACTGACTTGATCTCGATTTATTAAATAGTGTATATCATCCAGAGTCATTACATGCTGTTTAGACTTGTCCATCAACTTTCCAAAGTCTTCATCAGACATATTATGTTTCTTTTTGAACTCTACTTCTTCCTGCGCTCTTGCTCTTTGTCTATTAGACTCATCATTTTGAGCCTGTTGATTTTGTAGCATTTGCTGAACCCTAGTATTTACAATCTTATCTACGCTATGTTCAAAGACTTTAGCAGAATCAGATTCAGGATCTTTAACTGCTTCATCTGGATCATAAACGAAATCTTCATCTAAACCTAGATTCTCAGTCACAGTTTTAGAAGGAGCACCACCATTCTCGAGATAGTCTCTAACATGGTCTACAAGGCCGCTATCGTTCTTCATCGCGTTTAGTACGGGAACAAAGGGTTTCAATTCAGATAGCTCTGTATGTATTTTCTGAGCTTCTCTTGTTGAATCTTTGTAACGCGTTTCCCAGTCCACATCGCTTTTAGCATTATTGGAGCCTTCCTTTTCGTGAGTTGCCTGTTCGGGGTCACTTGATGGAGGGGTTACCTCAGTGGTTTCGTCTAATGTTCTATCTTGTATAGCGCTATTAACATTATTTTCTAGCGCGTCAAAGAAGTCGTCACTGGAGCCTTCTTGTAAAGGGTTACCGGTGTTATTCTCTTCTGTCATAATCTCTCCTGATTAGTTGGGCCAAACTTACGAACTCTCTTTTGAGTCTTGCAAGTCTTTTTTTGCATTAAGTTCAGCATTTTTTATTACGTTGTCTATCCCCATACCAAGTCTTTGACCTTGAGTCTTAGCTTGGTCTTTCATACTGTCGTTCATAAGTTGTACATTTCCTGCAAGTTCACGCTTTGAATTATCTATATCACCTTTTGCTTGTTCTTTTGCTTTTGTGATTTCCATTTCAGCTTGCATGACCTTGCCTTTGATACCAGCTTGAACAAGTTGTCTTTCAAGGGTTTCAATGGTGCCGTCCTTATCTTTGACCGCCTCAGAAAGTTGTTCAACTTGACCTGACAATTGCGCATATGTTGATTTCCTTTGAGCTATTTGTTCTTTATTTCTAATATCGGTTTCTGCTAAGACTGCGATATCATCTACTACTCCAAATTGTAGCAACTGTTTTAATTCATCCAAATAAGCCCATCTATTAACAGGCAAAGTTGATCCCGCTATTATACGTATATCAAATTTAGCTGCTGCATAATCTTTGAACTTTCCAATAGCCTGTCCAAGATCATTATAGATTGGTACATTAATTTCTACTTCTCTTTCTTCTTGAATAGCACTTGGTTGTACTATCCTAAATACTTTATGAGCAGTATATACAGCTTGTGAAAACTGCATAACTGCTTTACCTAATTGCCTTAATCCTGGTTCTATTATATTTTTCATCCATTGTTTAACTCTACGAGTTCCATACTCATCTTGAGCTAACATACCTCTATATGTATCATGCTGCCCAGAGATATCACCTTGCATCGAGGAGTATATGCCAGCCAAATATTCCATATCTCCTTTACCTTCCTGAACTATTTGAGCAAACGCTGTTGCTAATGGCGCAGGCAAGATAGGGGTAGGAGGTTGAGCACCTGGCCTTACAGGTAGTAGAGCTCCGGGCGAGCTTGAATATTTTTCCCAAACCTCAGTATCTATTGAACCTTCTTCATGCATAAATCTTAAAGAAGAACCTAATGATGCATTATGAACCATAATTTGATGAGCTTTATTTAGCTCCATTTGCTTTCCTATTAAAGGAGATACTGCTGATATTGGAAACGGTGTCCCTGTCCATTTGAAATGAAATGGAACTAAAGGATATTCCGTAACATTTTCAGGCATAACCTTTTCATATAATGTAGTATCACCAACTACACATGTTTGCTGTACACGAGATCCAAAGAATGAAACTTGATCTACAACAGATTTTGCAAAGTCTTCATTCTTCATCATTAGTTTAAATTCTTTCTCACTTATAACAATATTTTCTACAGCTGAAATCTCTCCAACTAATTGACTAAACATTTCTTGTTCTGCTGTAGCCAATTGATCTTGCATCATTTTCTGAGCATTCTCTAGTTCTAATTGCATTCTTTCTGGAAGCATTTCACCAGATTCTACAGCTTGTTGCATTTGAAGTTGTTGTTCTTGCATTTGTACCTGCATTTCTTGAGACATCTCCTGCATCTTGACTTGAACTTGCTGTTTAATTTGTTCTAACTGTTCTGGAGTTGGTTGCTGCTGATAGAATACATTAATATACTTTATCTTAACTTTCTCATATAATTCAAAGAACTCTATTAAAGTATCATGCTCTCCTTTTTCATTATCTACAGATTCACTTGAATCTATATCTTTATAATGAAAGTCTTTTTGCAGGATACCTCTTGATTTGTCTGTATAAGAATATTCTGTATTTTCATCTGAACCAGCCTTTTTAATCTTGTTCTTAAATTCTGGGAAGATAGTCATTAAATGTTTTCTTGGTAATATCTTTCTTACCATTATATAACTAGCATCTCTAAATAAAAGATCTCTAGATTTAGGATCCACATATATATCAAATGGATCTGGCTGTTCTAATTTTACTTCTCCCATTCCATTATCAGCATCTGGGTCTACAGTTACTAATACATATCCAATAGATTTAGTAATAGCATCATTTATAGCATTACCATATAAGGCTGTTCCATCAGAACCATTCCATATATAATCAGCCATATCTGAAAATACTGCAGCTACATCTGTATCAGATCCATCTACTCCAACTGCTTGCCATCTAGGATTATTAGCTGTAGCATAAAAGTTTAACATCTCTACAACAGGAGTAATCCTATTAATAGTAAATGTAGGCATGCCTTGCTCTTCTAAAGCTATCCTTTCGTCTTCAGTTATCTGGTTATCATTAGCAAAGTCAAATCCTTTTTGATTTACACTTTCCCATTGAGACCTTGTTGCAGTTGTAGCTTTATTAAATATATTTCTAATTCTTTCTGCTTTTTTATCTGTCTTTTTTGCCATTAATATCTCCTAATCTTTTATAGGATTATAGTTGGCCCTATCATCCCACCCTTTATATTTACCATATTTTTTTGGATTTGAGGTTCTCAAGCTATCATAATAATTGCGTTGAACTTTAGATAAGGCATCTATCACTTCATCTTCACCCCAGCCATTTATAGCTTCTTGTAAAGCAGTTTTTGTAGCTTTGCCAAATTTTCCATCAATATTAATATCTAATGCTTGCTGTACTAGTTTTACAGTTTGAGGATAACCTATATTGACATTCATGTCTGCAATTTTAAATGCCACATTATTTTTACCAACCTTCTTGACAATTGGTCTAAGATACTCATATTTATAAATATCACGGGCATCGTCTTCAGTTAGGTCCCATATTACATGGGTACTTCCATGTGCTTTTTCAGATATACCATACCTAGTCCATCCACCACTATCTTTAGTTCTTTTGCTCCCACCCTCTCTTTCTAATAAGCCAGTAGTCCATCTATATTCGCGTTCTTCCCATTCCATTTCATCAGGTTTGAATACTTGCTCTGCTATTGAACCTATATTAAACTTATCACTCATCTTAAACCATTTCCTCCTCTTTTTCTCCCCCTTTGTTTCTTTCCCCTGCGTCTTCCTTCTATTTTAGGTTCTTCTGTAGGAAGTGCTTGTAATTCAGTAATATTTAATAATGATGTAAATAATAATAGTTTTATCATGCTGTTACCCAACTTTTCGCTTTTGGTTTATGTTTTCTATAATTACCTTCGCCATCCTCTTTAATTCCTTTCGGAGGATGAGCAAACTTACATGCATACGCAAGAGCATCAATCGTGTCATCATGTCCCATTCTTGGACCAAATGTTATAATTTCTCTTTGAAGGTCATACATATCTTTCTTAATATGGACCGAACCGACTGAAAACCTTTGAGCAAGTATTTCTTGTATCCTATCCCTTTTCGACATTCTGTTACCTGGCTTTTCAGCTGCGTACTTAACGGAAAAGTCATTACGCCTACGCATTTCTGCCATAAGCGCTTGAAAAACTGGACGAGACATTGTAGTCTCTTCGATTGTAAACAGGGAAGGATGATAGATGTTATTAAGCTCGAAGATGTGATCAACGATTCCCTTTTTAGGATCTCCTGGGATCCCGAGAACAGGCAAGCTACGCTTGCGAATATAGTTAAGAACATATATATTATTATTAGGATCAACCCCAATAGTAAGTAAAACGCTGAAGTCACTGTCCCTACGAGTAGAATCAGTAGCGGGGTCGACACCCGTGAAAACATTGAGTGGCTTAACGTCTCCTTCAACTGTATGTAAGTATGAGACTCCTGTTTCGTCGTCATGTATAAAATCTCCTTCCCAATATTTTATGTGATCTCTGGTAAATATTGCATCTTCAGCACTTTGAACTTCCATCATATACTCTTGATAGAACTTCTGTGGTTGACCAGAATCTACATAGAATTTCTTTTTTCTCTCCATCTCCTTATGACCAAACCATCCTGGCCACAAAGGAGTACCATCATCTTGTATAGCTTTATATGTTATCACTTTCCAACTGAAGTCTTTTCCTTCCGACTTTG